AGCCCGTGGTCGTAAGTACAAGCGGGTTATCATTGATGAAGCTGCGATGGCACGGCATCTAGAGCAAGCGTGGACGGAAGCCATCCGCCCAACGCTTACCGACTACCGGGGGGATGCTTTCTTCCTGAGCACGCCCAAGGGTAGCAACTACTTCAAAACCTTACACGCCATGGCTGGTGTAGATCCAGACTGGATGAGTTGGCAGATGCCGACCACAGCTAACCCTTGGATAGATGCAGCTGAGGTAGACAAGGCTGGTGAGTCTTTACCAAGCATTGCTTTCCGACAAGAATATTTGGCTCAGTTCGTCGATGCTGCTGGTGCTCGTATCAAGCGGGAGTGGCTACGCTTTGGTGATGCCCCTGAAGGCTTGCCCGTCTACCTTGGTGTTGACCTTGCCATCAGCACGAAGGCAGAGGCAGACTATACAGCCGTGGTTGCTTTAGCCCGTGATGATGACGGGACTATTTATGTACTCGATGTCAACCGCACCCGTGCAGACTTTGCAAGCGTACTGCGTTTCATCGAGATGATGGCTGAGAAGTGGAAACCTACCATGATTGGCATCGAGCAGGTGCAATACCAAGCCGCTGTCGTTCAAGAGCTCATGAGGCGTACGAAACTACCTATCCGGGGCATCCGCCCAGACCGTGACAAAGTGACCCGCTTTGGACCACTGGAAGCCCGGTACGAGCAAGGGCAGGTTGTACACGTTGACGGGTTGCCACCGTATTGGCAAGACGAACTGCTATCCTTCCCTGTCGGAAGACATGATGACGTTGTAGACGCAATGGCATACGCTTGGCAGGTGATCGGACAACGCAAGGGCTGGGGTGCCGTCTAAAATATATCTACTTATATACTTGACGTGTATACACTCTAAGTGTATATTGGTGACATCAAGCAGGGAGATATGACAATGGAACTTATTACACGGTTGGTTGAGGCAGGCGGCAAGGAGTGGACGGGCGGAACGAATCACCGGGTTTACTTCAAACCACAACACATTCTTGGCCTTGAAGTTGAATGCTACAAAACTGGCTCACTGCGTAATGTGACATTGAACGGCGAGCGCATCAGCAACAGCAAGGCTGGACGCATCATCAACGCAAAGTTGTATGTGGATGTTACTACCGGTGAAGTTGTTACAGACCTTGAAACCGAGTTTGCTAAGATGGCCCGCATCGCTATATCAACAATCTAAACCAGAGAAGCCACACAGGCCCCCGCAAGGGGGCTTTTTCTTTTTGTGGGATACTGAAGCCATGGGTATCTTTGACCGCTTCCTTGGACGTAAAGCCGCAGCCAACCCGACACAAGCATTGCCTTTGCCGTTGTCTCAGTCTAGAGACATCTACCTAACCGGTTACGGCTCTGGTCAGCTGCAAACCTTGCTACGCCGGGCGCTCCCTGGAAGCACTAAGGACTGGGCGCGGGTAGCCGGTGACCTTGGCCTGAACGGCGTTGTGGCATCAGCGATTGACTGGTACGTTAGGAACTACCCACAGGCCACGCCACGCTACTACCGACCGGTAGACAGCCAGCAGGCAGAGCCGGTAGAAGACCACCCGGTGCTACAGCTTATGGCTCAACCGGATCCGATGATTATGGGTAGCCTTTTCTGGGGCTGGGTCATTCAAGATTACAAACTATTCGGTAATACCTACCTCCGCAAGATTCGATCTAGCACCCGTGGCACGGTGACCGCTCTGCAGTTTCTGCCGCAGGACATGGTTAGACCGGTTGGTAACGGTGTAAACCCGCTAACCCACTACATCTACACCACTGACGGCCGCTCCTTTGACATCCCGGTAAGTGACATCATCCACATCCGGTATGGTAGAGACCCAAGCGATATCAGGATAGGCCGTGCGCCGCTTACCGCTGTCCTGCGGGAGATAGCCACCGATAACACCGCATCCACTACCGCATACGGCTTGCTTGCAAACGGTGCTATGCCGAGTCTTATTGTCGGCCCTGATGCCAAAGAGACCAGCGTTGATATGAGCATGGATGACGCAAGACAGGTCAAGCGGCAACTTCACGAAGACCTTACCGGGGACGGGTCCGGCGGTATCGTGGTTATGACCGGTGCCTACAAGATGGACAGGGTTAGCCTTACTCCTTCCGAGCTTGCTTTGGATTCCGTTAGGCGTGTACCGGAGGAGCGCATCTGTTCAGCCCTTGGCATCAACCCGATGGTCTTAGGGCTTGGTTCAGGTCTCGAACGGTCTACCTACAGTAATTATGAGAGGGCGCAGCAAGCGGCATGGGAAGACGGCATGGTGCCACTCTTGCGTACCTTGGCGGATGCCATCACCGCTGACCTGCTGCCAGAGTACCCTGAGACACAGCAGGGCGATTACGTGATGTACGACCTTGAAACCGTACGGGCGCTTGCTGATGACTTGAAGGCGGAAGCCGACCGGGCGGAGAAACTCTACAAGGCCGGCATCATTGATCGTGCGGAAGCCAAGCGAATAGCCGGCCTTGAAGCCGTGCCTGAAGATGAAGGGCAGCTACACCCAACGGCAATCCCGGTACAAAGCACCGGCGGCTTTGATGGTGCCGCAGTGCGATCGTATGAGATGAAGTTCCGCCCAACTGAAGCAATGCGGACAGCCGCGCAACGGGCGCTTGATTGGAAGGCTGAAGGTTTCGACGGCGGGACGCGGGTAGGCCTTGCAAGGGCTAACCAAATCGTAAACGGCGAGAAACTTTCCGAAGACACGATACTCCGAATGTACTCTTTCTTCAGCCGCCATGAAGTAGACAAAAAGGCTGAAGGGTTCAACGCTGGTGAAGACGGCTTCCCCTCACCGGGGCGTGTAGCCTGGGACTTGTGGGGTGGCGATGCCGGGTTCAGGTGGTCAACATCCAAGCGGGACGCAATGCAGCCTGATGGCAAGAGCCTTGACGGTGAACACATATGCACTCCGGGGGTAGTGTATAAGAGCCACCCTTTTTACGGGTATTCGCTGGAGGAAATCTCAAGCGAGTAGACAGCGGGACAGCACGAATCTATGCCGCTGGGCAGAAGTATCGCAACGACTTACTGGAGCGTGAAGGCGTAGCCATCAGCCGGATGCAACGGGCATACAAGGCGGCAACCAAGGCCAGCATCGATGAGCTTGAAGCGCTGGAAGGACGGATAGCCGAGCGTGAAGCAAACGGGGAACCGCCATCTGAGACTATCCTTTTCATGCGTCAGCGGATCATAGATAACATCGAGCAGCTTGGAAAGAACCTGAAAAAGTTCAGCATTGAGGGGGCAGTGATTACAGCCGATGGGCAACTACAAGCCGCTACGCTTGCTAATGGTGCAACGTCAAGCCTTGTGGAAGCGGCAGCGGGTAAAAAGCCCGCCGGGGTTACCCTTGGTACTAGCTGGACAAGTCTACCTGACGAAGCCTTGCAGGCCTTTGTCGGGTTCGCAGGCGATGGTTCACCTTTGGCTGTCCTATTCGATGCCATCCCCCAAGTAACCACGGACGCTATGCAGATGGCTTTGGTACAAGGCATCAGCCTCGGTGAAGGTCCACGTACGGTAGCACGGCGGGTACGTAAGGCGGCTGACATCGGGCGGCAAAGAGCCGAGACGATAGCACGTACTGAGATGATACGCGCAAGCCGGGAAGCCCAGCGGCAACTATACACGGAGAATGGTTCGGTTACCGGATACCGGCGGCAGGCTACGCAGGATGCGCGGGTATGCCTTGCTTGCTTGGCTTTGTCCGGCACCCTGCAAGCCACCGATACCATCATGCCAAGCCACCCAAACTGCCGGTGTGTGATGATACCGGAAACGCTTTCTTGGGCAGAGATAACCGGGGATAGTAGCATCCCTGATACCCGCCCAGAGGTAGCCACGGCTGATCGGATTCTTGCTGGTCTCAACGACAGCGAGATAGAAGAAATTATGGGTGAAGGCCGCTATCGATTATGGAAGGAAGGCAAGCCGCTTTCTGACTTTGTACGGGTCAAGGAAAACAGCGACTGGGGGCCGACTACCAGCATCATCCCGCTCAAGGAGTTTGGCATTACCGTACGGCGGCCACGCACTCCAATGGAGTGGGAGCGTGAGATTGCTAACCGACAGATGGATCAATAGGGTATGTGGGATAGTGGAGCCATGGACTTGCTGACATCATTCGTAGACGGGATAAAGAGCGACCGGCTTGGTTACGTCAAGGGCTACCTTGTGCGCTTTGGTGATACCAAGACCGCCGACCTTGAGGGTGATTACTTCACCGCATCAACGGACTACGGCTTCCCGGTTTCCAAGGGTCAGCGCGTACCGCTCAACGTCTACTACCACCACGGCATGGATGCCGCTGTCGGGAAGAAGTCTATCGGTACAGGCTACATCAAGATGGACGATACCGGGCTATGGTATGAGGCACAGTTAGATCTAGCCGATGAATACGGCAGCATGATTGCGAAGCTCTGCAAGCAAGGCAAGATGGGATTTTCCTCCGGTGCTGCTGGTCATCTGGTAGAGCGTAAGAGCATGGGCGGTGCCGCTGAGATAACCCGCTGGCCTATCGCTGAAGCAAGCATCACACCGACACCAGCCGAGTATCGTAACAGCGTCAAAACCCTCAAGGAGTACTACGGCATGGAGCCTATGATGGATGAAGAAGAAGAGATGGTCATGGCTCCAATGCCTGAGCAATCCCCGGAAGAGTACGCCATGTCGGTATACAACGATGCCGAGGGTGACCTTATCCACGAGGGGCTTGAAGCCTACTACGATGCGCTCTGCGGAGCTATCGAGATGGTTTCTGATCAGACCATGGCGGATGCCATCATTGACGAATTTGCTCGACGTGCAAAGGGGCTATATGCCATGCACGGCATGAAGAGCGTACAACCCGCATCCCTGCGGGGTGTTGAACGTCGACTGCGGGATGCAGTCGGTCTTAGCCGGGCGAGCGCCAAGCGCTTAGCACCTGTAGTCTGGGATTCACTGCGGGACGCAGACCAGCCGGAAGTGCAACCGGAACTCGTAGTAGAGGCGAAAGCCCATGACAATGACGAGCGCCAGGACTTACTGGCTCGTCTGGAGTTGCTAACACAACTATGAATCTAACACAGTTACAGAATCAAAAAGACTCTGTGCTTGCTACCGCGCGGGAGCTTGCTTCCGGTAACGGTGACTTAGCACAGGTCAAGTCCCTGATGGCAGAAGCCAAGGGCATCGAAGAGCGTATTGAGACCATCAAGGCACTCGGACAAGGTCATCCAGTAGCAACGGAAGTT